AGGAAGGAATACGTCTTTTGATGCAGATGGTTTTTCGCTTGGTGGAAGTTCAGAAGTCAACGGCTCTGGGCTAACCTATGTCGCATGGAACTGGCTTGCAGGCAACGGCACATCCTCGAACACTGACGGGTCTATCACAAGCACTGTCTCTGTGAACCAGAAGGCAGGGTTTAGTATTGCTACGTTTACGACAACTGGTGCAGACGCTACGATAGGACATGGCCTAGGGCAGGCTCCTAACGTGATTTTTGCAAAATCAAGAAACAACACTTACAACTGGGATGTTTATCATAGCGCAATACCTGATGCTGAAGATAAGCGACTAATCCTAAATTCTACTGCGGCAGTTGCTTCAAGTGCGGGTTGGGATAATACCGCTCCGACATCTTCTGTTGTGCATTGGGATGGCGCGTTTTATGGCTCAGGGTATGATGTTGTTATGTATTGCTTCTCCGAGGTCGAGGGCTACAGCAAGTTCGGCAGCTACACGGGCAATGGTTCGACAGATGGGCCTATGATCTGGACGGGCTTTCGGCCTGCGTTTGTGATAATTAAGCCAACAAGCACTACTGGTGCATGGACTATATTTGACAGTGAAAGAAATACCTACAATGTAATTGACGACAGACTTGTTGCACAAGATAGCGCGGCTGAACTGCTTAATAATTCATCCCTAAACACAGACTTTTTGTCTAATGGGTTTAAGATCAGGAATAGTTATAGCGACTACAATGCGCCAAGCAACACCTACATCTTCATGGCCTTCGCGGAACTGCCATTTAAGTATAGTTTGGGTCGCTGATATGGGTGTCCTGCGAAATGAAAATGGCAACAAATACGGCAGGCTAACAGTCGTATCTCGCGCAAAAAACCAAGGCACACGCGCTGCTTGGTATTGCCAATGTTCTTGCGGCGCTGAGATTGTTGTTTCTGGCAAGCACTTGCGGAGCGGTCATACATCGTCATGCGGCTGCTATCGTGCAGAGGTGACAGCCCCAAGCCAAGGCAAAGATAATATCAAGCATGGTATGGCAAGAACCCGCGAATATCAAAACTATCACAACATGATCCGCAGATGCCACGATCCACGAGACAAAGATTTCAAGAACTATGGCGGTCGTGGTATTAAGGTATGCGATAGGTGGCGCAATTCATTTGAGGCATATGTTGCCGACATGGGTGAGCGTCCAGAAGGTCTAACGCTAGACCGAATTGACAATAATGGTGACTATTCCCCAGAGAACTGCCGTTGGGCTGACTGGGTAACACAGGCAAACAATAGGAGGCTTCCAAATGCCTTGGCTGTATAATGGTAAAGTAATTCGACAGGGCCGCTCATGGCAAACCTCGGATGGTGTAACTCACCCCACAAACTGGGGTCGCTGGAGTGATGCAGAAAAGCAGGCAGCAGGCTTGGTCTGGAAGGATGACCCTGCACCATATGATAGTCGCTTCTGGTGGGACGCTGATACGCCCAAGTCTCTCAACGACATCCCTGCGGTTGATGAAAACGGCGATCCTGTGCTTGACGAAAAGGGTGAGCAGATCATCACGCTTGGCCTCAAGTCGGTATGGAAGCGTCAAATCAAGACTACAGCAGGTGGACTACTGTCTCCTACAGATTGGTATGTAGTCCGTAAGGGTGAGACAGGTCAGGATATCCCTGCTGACGTTCTTTCCTATCGTGAGGCTGTCCGTCTAGCTTCTGACACAATCGAAACAGCTATTGATGCAACGACAGATCATGCAGCCTTTGTTGCACTGTTTGAGACACCAGTAGATGCTGATGGTAATGCTACAGGTAATGCACCTATCAACGATTGGCCTGAGAAGTAACAACAATGTCTGACCATGAAGATCTCGTCCGTAGAGTGGAACGTCTGGAAGAAACTCAAGACGAGTTCTCAGATGCTATCCACCAATTAAATACTACTGTCGCTCTCCTCAACAAGACTGTCGAAATGATGGCCTCTGCTGAGGAGAAGCGAGAGACTTTCCGTAGTCGTGGTCTGCTATTTATCTTAGGCGCTTTCATTTCTGCTGTGATGGCTTGGATTGTAAATGGGGGTATGGGTCAATGAGCTTCCGTCTTAGCAACCGTAGCCTTAGTCGTCTTGATGGAGTTCATACGCATCTCGTAGAGGTCGTCATGGAAGCTATACGGCGCACTGAGGTGGACTTCGCTGTGTTAGAGGGGTTACGCACTGTAGAACGTCAGAAGCAGCTTGTAGCCTCAGGAGCGTCCACTACGATGAACTCACGACACCTAACTGGTCATGCAGTTGACCTTGGTGCTTGGGTTGATGGTGAGCTTCGGTGGGACTGGCCTCTATACTACAAGATTGCTGATGCTATGTTTGAAGCTGCTGATCATTCAGGTGTAGACCTCGAATGGGGTGGTCACTGGAAGAGCTTCCCTGACGGCCCACATCATCAGTTGTCTTGGAAAAGTTACCCTATACATGATTCTTTGTTAATAAAATGATAACAAGAGTTTGTAAAAAGTGTGGCGAAGAAAAGGTTCTTGAAGATCTTGTCAAAAGCCCAAGTAGTAAGTATGGTAGGGCGCAAGAGTGCAGAACTTGCCGTGTTAAATCTGTCATGGCAAAAACTGATCCTGTAACTAAAGCTGCCTACGACAAAAAACGCAGAGAGCTTAAGAAAGAAGAGCTTCGTGCATATGATCGTGAAAGAGCTAAACTGCCACACCGCAGGGCTGCTCATAACGAAGATACACGAAAGCGTAGGGCAAAACTAAAGGACGCAATACCTGAGGACTATGATCGTGAGGGTGTTCTTTCTATGTATAAACTAGCTCAAAAGATCTCTACAGTCACAGGTGTTGAAATGCACGTTGATCACATCCTACCGATTGCTTGTGGAGGAGAACACAACGTAAAGAACTTGCAACTTTTGGCTGGTTCTCTTAACCTTGCTAAGGGCGCAAACCCACATTTTCAGTTGTCTTGGAAGAGTTATCCGAATGGAAAGTAAGATCATTATTGGTGTATTGTTCTCAGCAGTTGTAGCTGTTCTAGGGTGGAGCGTCAAGACTACGCAAGAGCTTACCTTATCGGTGCAGAGATTGGAAATTATTCTACTACATGATGCAATGGATAACTAATGTCTAAAACATATAAACGTGAAGTAGCTTTAGCATTATTAACAGGATTAGGATATGTCATATACACAGGTGACCACCAAATGGCTGAAGTCCTTGTCTGGCCTGTCTTCACGTTTGCTGCACTGTCTTTCGGTCTGGACTGGTGGGGCAAGAGTGGTAGCGTTCATCGCCCTTTTGAGCCTAACAGGGTGCAGCAGCATGGCCCCTCTGAGCTTACTGACGGGGGGAGGCCCCAACGTAGCAGCCAATACCCAGATAGGGAAGACCAACAACCAAGGGGTTAATATCACTACAGCCCCTACTACAGTCCCTCAGATACGTCCTGAAGCCCCTGTCGATACTATCAACCAGACTAACAACAATACTGAGATAGACCCTCTGTTGCTTCTCCTGTTGATCCTTGGTTGGTTAGCTCCATCACCTAATGAGATTGGTCGAGGAATACTACGGCTCTTCAAGAAATAATAAGAACTATAATCTAGACAAACTTAAGCCCCTGAATCCTTAGTTGGACTCAGGGGCTTTCTTTATGTGTTACACACGGCTATTGTGTTGCTTCTGCTGCTTGATCAAGGATGTCTACCTCAAGACAAGTAACACCTGCTATGTAAGCGTCTTGATACATATCTGTCAGTGATGGTAATCCAACTGTCATCATTTCCACCATACAGTCTTCTTCACTCTCAGCTATATACCCCCTGAACACTCGACATTCATCTGGTGATGCAACCAAACACATCACTACAACTGGCATAAACACTAGGTCTCTCCTTCCCTAACGACAGTGACGAGGGCCTCAAGATACCACTGTGCTTTCTCCAAGTCTTCCATACCATTCTTATATCGCCATCGGTGCAGGTATTTAGCAATATTCCCTCGTAGGTATCCGATAAACTCCTCTTTGGTCATAAAGTCTTCGATGTATTCGATAGCCTCAATACGCCCCTGTCCGTAGTGTGCAGGATTATTTACGTTGTCCTGTTCAGTATTAAGTGACCCAAAGACGTATTCCTCATACTCAGGCTCAAAATCGTATTCTTTCATATCCAACCACTCACTCATATCTTCTCCTTTACGAATGTTTCCACCCAGAGTCTCGTCATGTCGCTACGAATGATGTCTTCTACACCAAACTCAACAATAGGGACGGGCAGCATATACTTCTTAACCAAGTGGACAACTTTTGTCAAGCCATCAGCTTCCTTAAGATCTGACTGCATGATGTCGCCATTCAAGACTAGTTTTGTATTCTCACCTACACGGGTCAACAACATCTTAAGTTCGTGGAATGTAATGTTCTGGCTCTCGTCACAGATGATAAAGGCATCCTCGAAGGAACGACCCCTCATAAGAGCTAAGGGTGCTACCTCAATATTACCTGACTTAAGACCTGTTTCCACTACACCCTGCCCTAGCTTCTTCTCCAGAACGTCTAGCACTGGCAATGCCCAAGGCTTAGTCTTCTCTTCTAAGTCCCCCTTAAGATATCCCAGAT